ACTCAGAACACACGTACCAGCAAGCACCCTATGAGCCTGTGGATCTGGAGACGTACCAGAAGCTAGTCAAGGAGTTTCCAAAGACTATCGAGTGGGACATCGTTGAGGAAACAGACATGACTGAAGGGTCACAACAGTTGGCCTGTGTTGGCAACAGTTGTGAGATATAGAGTAAAACTGAAGGGGCCTTAAGTGGCCCCTTTTTTACTGTTGCGTTAGCATAGAGCCAAACCTTGCCCCCAACAAAGGAGAAACTTGTCGAACCTGTTGTCCTATAGGTGTTTGTACAAACTTCTGGGCGGCTACTTGGGGAGCAGCTTGACCTGCTAAAGCTCTTTGTACTGAAGGAGAAGACATTACCTGACCAGCTTTTAAAGAAGCTCCTAAAGATAAACCACCTCCTACTGCTCCTCCTGCCGCAACACCAGCACCACTCATGGCTCCAGCCATAGTACCTGTAGCCGCTAAACTATGGTACCACGAAGGATTCTCAGGGGTTCTTGCTTTGTTAAGCGCCAACAAGTTTTCCTGAGAGCTTGCAATCTCTTCTTCAAGAACTTTCATCCTTTGTGTGTTTTCTGCTAACTTACTCGCAACTTCGGGATTATCTCTTAACAAAGACCTTTGTTTTTTAATTTGTTCTGCAAGAGAGGCTCTTTCTGTTTTAGCCTTATTTTTTATTCTGGTTAATTCTCTTTCTCGTCTAGTTATCATTTTGTCAGAAAGTTTGTTTGCGGCTTCTACAATAGATTCTTCATGCTTTTTGTTTAACGCCGCCAAGTTTTCTGCCTCTGCTCTTAGAGGACCTCTGCCTTGTCTAGCCTGACGTGGAGAGTTAGTTTTTATAGAAGAGATCCACTCGTCTGGGGTGAACTTACCGTTGACTCCTGTTTTAGCAGAGGCTTTTAAAACACTATCTTTTAGAACAGAATGGGTTGCCCACGCTTCTAAGTCTTGTTCAAAAGCCTTTAAACCTTTAGCGGAAAGTTGAGACTTCATCTGTTCGTCCACAGCCTGTTGAACTTCTCTATATAAGTTTTGCATAAGAACAGACTGCCCACCAACATCTGACTTAGTAGCTGCTGCAGTGCCAAAAGCGCTTCTCACAGCAGATAAGTCTTCTCCTGAGATTCTACCAGTTTTAGGGTTTCTTTTTGCTGCTAAAAGCTCTAAACTATTATTAACAAGAGAAGACACTTCTGACTTATTAACCGCCAATAACTGAAGCTGTGGGTTTTGAGCTACCCTGTCGGTTATGTTCTCTAAAAGTTTGTCTGGTTTTAGTGTAAAAGATCTTCCTTTAATAGACTTAAAACCTTCCTCTGCCCATAAGTTTTCTAAACGAAGCATAGCTACGTTAGGGTTACCAGCATCTACTATAGCTTCTATTTGTTCTTTTTTAGCTCCTGCTGGTAGAGAAGAAGTAAAAGCAGATAGACGGAAAGCGTCTGAATTAACGTCAATACTGTTTTGTATTCTTTTTGTCGCTCTGCTAATTATAGCGCCGTCCTTGCCTAAGAACCCAGAGTAGTTTCCTTTTATAATGTCTGAAGATTCTTGAGCAGCTTCCGTGATAGACTCTTTTTTAGTAGAGACAGTATCTGATAAGTTATCTAAAGAGTTTGCCAGTTGTTTTTTAGCTTCTTTTGCTTCTGCAGAAGTAGCGTCTTTTAAGTCTTTTAAAGCCTTTTGTCTTTGTTTTTGAGCAGCTATGAGAGGACCTACAGTTACTTCTTCTTGTGCTCTTATTAAGCCTTTACCGCCCCAAGAAGGTCCTATCACGTCCCGGTAAAAAGTCTGAAGTAAAGCTTCTGATGACCCTTTTGTTTTGTCGGCAGCTAAAGTTAAAGGAACAAAACCTTCTGGAGTATCTAATGGAGCTTGTACTTTCTTTTTAAGCAACCAACCAACTGAGCCTACTGCTGAAGCTCCTAATGCCCCGCCCAAAGCTCCTTTTAAAGCTTCTGATGTCATGTCGTCTGCATCTTCTGCTTTACCAGCACCGTATATAGCTCCTTCTGACGCTCCTCTAGCAACAAGCCCTGTTAAACCTGAAACCATCTTAATTTTAGATATAGGGCTAACAACAGCCCCAGCTATTTCTAAACCTAGGGCTGCTCCGGGCTGTCTTTCAGCAAAACCTTCTTGCATTGCGTCGTAGTCTTTTTTAAGCCTATTATAAATTACTTCTTGTGTTTCGTCTGAACCAGCACTCATAGCTAACGACGCTAGGCCAATACCTACTTCATCAGACCAGCCAAGAGTCGCTCCCTCAAGAAAAATTAAAGCACCAGACAAACTGTCAAGATTAGTCCACTCTCCTGTTGCTATGTCGGCTTCTATTTCATTTGTTTTCGCGGGAGTTGAGTACTTAGCAAAACGATTACTGCTTGCTTCAGGCGGCGTCTGAGTGTTTTGCTCTCGGTCTTTTACGTACTTTGAAAAACGATTGTCGCTATCCATTTTTACAAACTCCTCAAAACATCGTTAGCATCTTCTAGTTCTTGCTTATATTGAACGTAATCAAACTCAAACTCGTCTAAAAACTCTTGTCTTGCTGAAGGATCACTTAGACTTGCCTCCATTTCTTGTAAAGCTCCTGTAGGAACAATAGCAAACTGCTCTTCTACTTTCTTTTTAGTCATGTGGGCGTTAAAACCTCGATAACTTCTGTTTTTACTAAGCCAGTTTAATTGTTCTCTTTTGTACTCTGCTTCAGCTTTCTGCATTTTAGCAACACCCCTAGCGTATTGAGCTAAGTACTCAGCCTTAGCATTAGCAGGAGGAACGCCCCTTAAAACTAAAGCTATGTCTCTGTCTGATGCAGGTCCTTTAGGAAGAGCAGCTACCGCAGCTCCCATTGTTAATCGTTCAGCTTCAGTTCTTAGCGCAGATATAGCGTCTTGTTGTCCACTGATTTTTTTTGTGTACTCTATAAGAGACCCTTGAAGTCCTCCAACAGGGTTGTATTGCTCTAAACCTGCTGCTAACTCTTCGGCTTTTAAAGCTTGTGCCTGTAGTTTATTAGCTTCTGTAGTTAAGTCGTTTTCTATTTTTAATAAAGCAGCAGACTCTTGTATTGTATCAGGAGCAAACTCTTTAGGAGGAGTTAAGCCAACTGTTTCGTAGGTAAGTTCACCAGTAACGGGGTCTTGTATAGCAAATTTAGTTACTTTCTTCATTGAACCGTCTGGCTGCTTTTCCATTACCTCAACTTTTTGAGGAGCAGCCCTACTACCAACAGTTTTAGGCTTAAACCTGTCTCTGAACCCTTCAAGCTGAGGTTCAACAGCTTCAACATCAGTTTGATTAGTTACAAGCCCTTGTAAAACACCTCTAACTTGTAGTTTATCTTCTGGGGATATCCTAGAATCTTGCATAAACGCTTGTAGCTGTGTTATTGCTGCCTTTCTTTTTGCCTCTTTTTGTCTTGTGGTAGTTTCTAAAGTTGTTGCTTTTTCCCTAAGAGCTAAAGCCGTCTTAGGGTCTCCTGCAGCTAGAGACGCTTTTCCAGCAGCTATAAAAGACTCAGAAGTTGGAACTCCTTCTGTAAACATGCCTTCAAGCGCCTTTTGTTGGCCTAGTTTCTGCTCAAGAGCAGTAGCAGCTTGCATTACTTTAGCCGCTTGTTGTGGATCTATAGCAGCCAACTGTTGCCCCAAGATCTTCATACTTGTGAAGTCTCCAGAACCTTGTGCGCCTTGTATCTGCTGCAGTAGCTTATTAACCTCTTGTTGCTTCTGCTGCTGCTTACGCTGACCCGGAAGACCACCAATAGTAGCACCTAAGCCAAACAAGCTTTCTGCCATTGCGGGTCTACCTAGGCTGGACAAAAACCCTTGTGAAAATTGAGCCATTATGTGTTCTCCTTATTAACTAAACAAGCCACCAAGTGCTGCACTAGCGATGTTACCACCGACACCTCCAGCAATGTTAGCTTGTCCCAAGCCAGCTTGTAGCAGTGCTTCTAAGCCTGAAGCATAGGTCTGACCGTAAGTTCCTGCCTGTTGTGATATAGCTTGTCTTCTTTGCTCTGCAGCAGTCATACCGGGCTGCAATGCGCCAAGTAATTGTGCCTGTGGTACGTAACCAGCGGCTAACATGCCTGAACCCATTTGAGCCTGACGTTGCTGCTCTTGTGCTGCAAACTGCATAGCGTCTAGTGCTGCTTTGTTTTGAGCTTCTGCGATACCACGCTCTAACGCCAAGGCTTCTGGAGTACCTCCAAACATACCTGTGCGTGTGCCTAAGCGTCCTTGTGCCGCTAGGCGCTGCTCTAAAGCAAGACGCTGCCGTTGTCGTTCAGGAGACGCTAAGTCTTCCATACGTCCAAGAATTTCTTGTTCTCGTGCAGAAGGATCTGCCATAGCACGTCCAAAGAGTGTCTCTGCACGTTCCAACTGCTGCTGCTGCAGAAGCTGTTCTTCAGGAGAAGTAGCTAGTTGGTAAGTCATTTGACCCGTATCAGGATCTCGTGTCATACCAAACTGTCCACCAGTAGCAGAAGTTACGGTGTACGGTTGGAACTCCAGCATACCTGAAAGCTTGTCTGCAAGACCGCCTTCACCAGACAGTCCTTCAAAAGCACGTTCTCCAATCTTTCCTACATCGCTATAAGCATCTGTAGCAAACCCTAAACCAGCAGTTCCCAAACCTAAAGCAGCAGCAGTGTTGAGCGGAGAAGACCCTTCGCCTCCAAGATTTTTTAAAAAGTCTGTAATATCTTCCAAAGTCATTAGTAGGTTCCTCCGCTAATCGTTCCCGTTGACAACGTACCCGTGAAAGTCAGGGCCGGTATCGTGACAGTCCCTGTGAACGTAGGTCCAGCAGTGTCTGCCTTTGTAGCTATTGCGGTTGCAATGTTGTTAAACTCAGTTTCAAACTCAGACCCTCTAACAATCTTATTAGGGTCACCAGCAGACAGAGTGTCTTTGTCACCAAACTGCGTTTCTTTAGTATAATTACTCATATTGTTTTACCTACTAGTGCAAGTACATTGATTTCTTGTATTGACAGTTCGTTACCATTGATGCTTGTTTCCATGCCTATGCTCAAGGTTCCTCCACTGCCGTTAGTGTTTACAGCGTCTTTAGACGTCAAGATACCGTCTGAATACTGCGCTACGGTGTACTCATTTTCTGACACAACACCCTCAGCAGTTTCTTTTAAACCAAACTGTGCTTTTGCTTCATCTTTTAAAGTGATGATACTTGTGTTGTACGAAGAACCAAAATCATAGTCCCACTTTAGTAGAATGTCAAGTCCACTACCGCCCACTATCGTCGGTCTAATCTTTTTTAGAAACTTAAGTTTAGAAGGGTCACCAAAGGACAACTCAGGGCTAAAGTACTTAAAGTTGTAGGCACTACCGTTGTCCTGAAAACCTGTGTACTGTCCTATACCCTGTGCGCTTCCTATGAGTAAGTCTCCGTTGTCCTTGCGTTCATAACAAGTGAAACTAGTGCCGGGCCAGCGTGTAACTCTGTATGACCCGTTTTCCAAAGTTCCTCTAATGTCAAAACAATAAGTCATGTTTTGGTTTGTAAAAGTTAGTAGGTAGAAGTTTGCTTCTGGGTAATACACAGACTTGTAAACTTCGTTTGCTTCATTGATTAACTGTATAATGTCCGTGGTAATCGTACCGGACAAACTGCTTATTGGCATGGACTTTTCTTGTATCGTTCTTCCGAAGCTTTTTAAGCCAGACTGAGAAAGAAAGATTACGTCTACACCAGTGTACTGTACCGTGTCTCTGCCTACGCAGCCAACACCGGAAATAGTGTCGGACAAAGCCATAGTAGCAGGAGCGTCAGCACCTGAGTAAACTACGATACTACGCTTGCCAAAGATAATCAAGAGATTGTTATGTGCAGCCAGTGCAACAATCTCGTCAAAACCATCAGGCCATACTTTAGCTATGTCGATGGACCCAGAGGTTCCACCGGACCAGTCATGTCCTATCAAAAGGTCAGACCAATAAACAGTTGACTTGTCTGTAGCGAAGTCGGCAGTCCAGAGTCTACCGTAAGCCGCTAAGACTTCATTGCCGTACATCGTTGAAGCAACACCTGCTGCACTGTTGACAGAGCTTAGTGTCACTACGTTGCTGTTAGCGCCTCCGGGACTGCCTGAAGCAGTTACGTTGTATATCAGAGGTTCAAACCCACGCTGAAAGAAGTAGATACTGTCGTTGAAGTTGACCATCTTCCAGTCGTCAGCAGTGATTGTGTAGCTACCCGGAGTCTCGTCAGCCAACGTGGTTGTACCACTGAGTATCTTGTTGTTGCCCACAGAGAAGATCTTAGTGTTGCCGTTAGCGTCTCTGAACTCCTTAACAGCACTCAGGTTGTCACTACCTAACTCCGTCTTGTCAGTAGTCGTTACGTTGTAACCCTTACGTGCCGCTATACGCCCTCTTTTGTCAATCACTGCATTGTCAGCAGTCTCAGCAAAAGAAGGGTCCTGAGACAACGGTGAGTCTTCAGTGTTGATACCCTTGAAGCCCGGAGCTACAAGATTAATACTTTTTAGTTCTTGTGCCATATAGTGTGTACCTTAAGGCGTGTAGAAGATAGTTTCTTCTGGGTGTCTACCAGCGTCCTGTGCAATAGCGTCTGACAGGTACTTATTAGCCATAGCGAAGTACTCTTGCGTCGAAGTGCCACCAGTTTCTCCACGCTCACGAGCAGCAAAGGCTACCGCAAGGTGCATTACTGGCATCGCTGGTATCTTCAAAGTGTCAGTGTCTGCACTCAAGTCAGGATTACGTAACGCACAGTTAAAACGTAAGGAATAAACTCCGTCAGGCTTTGGGTAAACGTCGATCAAAGTGTCACCGTCAGAGTCAACACCGTTGTACGTGTAGTACATTGGTGACCCTGTTTCCGGTGCTGACAAGAGGAACTGTGAGTCAAACCAGTTGTTAGTTTGGTAGTGCATCACGAAGTTAGACGTGTCGTTTAACACGTTTAGTTCCTTGATGTTATTCTGGCTGCCAGTCAAGGAGTAATTGAAGACGTCAGCCGTAGTAGTAATCGTAAGTGTAGTCCTAAGTGCAGACCAGTCCCATGAGTTTTCCACAAGGTCCTTTGCGTCATTCACAAGGTCACCTATGAGTTTACTGTAGGAATTAGTTTGCACAGAAGAAACCTCTGTTTCCCTGAGCCTCCTAAGTACATTGTTGACTAGATCTTTGTAAGTCATTAGATCATCCCTTTAAACAAACTTTCGTTAATAATACGGTCCAACTCAACAGTGTAGTCTTTAGGCTGGTACTGTACTCCTACAAACTGTGGCAACTGATAACTTAAGCCACCCATGTATCCACCACCAAGTCCTCCTTGTGGTCTAAAGCCTCCTGAAGGTTTAGCAGTGCCTGTCCCGGTTCCTCCTCCGGTACCGTCTCCAGTACCTTCTCCTTCACCGTCTCCTTCCCCAGTTCCGTCTCCGTCTCCGGTGCCTTCACCAGTGCCGCTGCCTTCGCCTATGCCTTCTCCGGTGCCTTCGCCTTCACCTGTACCTTCTCCGACACCTTCGCCCTCACCAGTTCCTTCTCCGTCACCAACGCCTTCGCCGGGGCCTGTGCCTGTACCAGTTGTACCAGTTGTACCAGTAGTTCCAGTTGTACCAGTAGTTCCAGTAGTTCCAGTAGTACCTGTGGTTCCTGTAGTACCTGTGGTTCCAGTAGTACCTGTGGTTCCTGTGGTTCCAGTAGTTTCTGTAGTTCCCGTGGTACCTGTAGTTCCTGTGGTACCTGTCGTTCCAGTTGTACCTGTAGTTTCTGTAGTTCCCGTGGTACTCGTAGTTCCTGTGGTACCTGTAGTGCCTGTAGTTTCTGTAGTTTCTGTAGTTTCTGTAGTTTCTGTAGAAGTGTTTATTGAAGTAGGAGCCGTGCTTTCTGGAGTTTCTCCGTTTCCTATAGGTATGGTTATAGAAATGCCATCGTTGTTTTCTGAAGCACTTTCACCGGATGATTCTCCCGAAGTAACCGGCCCTAGACGTTCGTTACCAGAGTTTATCACAGTAGTCGGGTCTTCACCAGTGCCTACGGAAACATTGAGGTTACTGCCTTCTTCAAACGTTTGACCAGTTGTTAGTTCAAAGTCGTCAATTAAAACTTGATCTGGGTTTACGGCAGTCCATATAACAACGTCTGGATTCATAGGATTACTTCCTACGTTTCTCCAGATAATACCTCTATTGTCCGTAATGGTATCACCAATGTTGGTTCCTAAACCTGCTGTTTGATCGCCACCGTCTCCAGCATCAGCTCCAGCATCAGCCCCAGCATCAGCTCCTGCATCAGCCCCAGCATCAGCTCCAGCATCAGCCCCAGCATCAGCTCCAGCATCAGCTCCTGCATCAGCTCCTGCATCAGCTCCAGCATCAGCTCCAGCATCAACAGAACCTCCACCTCCTGCTCCAGCACCAGCGCCGCCTCCTGCGTCTTCTGGTACGACTACTTCTGTAGGAAACACAAGAATACCTCCAGCAAAGTCTGGAGTTCCTATTTGTTCGTAAGTTCGGTTGTTTATGACAGTACCGTCGTCTAAAACTACATCTTTTCCTAAGCTAAAGTCAGCTTGTTGCAGAGGGCCTAAGAAAACTCCACCTTCTTCTTCTTCCCCACCGTCATCGTCAAAATCGTTAAAATCATCTCCATTAAGTAAACCGTCGTCAGCATCTAAGGAGACTTCTTCTTCTTCGTCTTGAGCTGACGACACAATGTCTAAACCAGCGTCAACACCGTCTGTCATAACAGTGTTTAAAATCTCTTCATCGTTTATTACTGACTCTGGATTTTCTAAAGATACAACAAGTTCACTTTGTATAAAGTCAGTTAGATCCATTACTTGGTCAATAGTTCCGTAAATAGAATCTAAACTTTCAGCACTAGAAGCAGCGTCTGCAAAACTAAGAGCAGCTCCTGAGTTTAATTGGCTTGTTAATGCGTTTTGTATTGACTGGGGTAAATTAACTACACTTTCAGCTAAAGCTCCTAAATTAGCTATAGCTCCTTGGATACCGGCAGAAACCCCAGCTATTGCCCCAGTGCCAGATGCAAGGCCCTGAATTAAACCTCCAATTCCTCCTGTAACAACCGAAGCTAAAACAGCTTTTATACCTGCTTCTAAAAAGTCTCCTATGTCTGCACTAGGCTCTTTTGTTAGTTTGTACTCACCTAAAGCTACATCGTCAAACTGACCATAGTTTAAAGTAAACTGAGAGTTTTGAGGCCCATCAACATCAATAGACACACCAGCTTGTTCAGCAGCGGCTCTAATAGCGTTTACGTATTCTTGCTGTGTGATTCTGTCAGCAGTAACACTAACACCTCTTTCTGCACCTTTGGGACCACCCATGCCCTGCATAGGGTCTTCAGAAATAGATCCTAAAGTACCGTCTGGGCCTGTAGCAGTACCGCCTAAAAACTCTGAAATGTTGTCCCATTGAGAAGCAAGATAAGCACCAAAATCATCAGCAGTGCCTGTAAACTCTTCTATCTGATAGCCTTCGGCTTTAATCAAAGAGTTAAAGTTTTCAGCACCCCAGTAGTCTTCAACCTGCTCTGCTGTATAAGTGCCGTCAATTAAACCGTTTAGTACAGCACCGC